TTGAAACCATTTGAGGACCATCTTACGATCCATATTACCACCGCCTTCATGAGCGATAGGATAATAAGCACAGAAATCTTCGGTTGCTAAAGAAATACCAACCACATCTCCAACACCAATAACTGATCCTGATCCCATTCTTATATTTAAGTTAGGATCTTTTGTTTCTAAATCGATTGCTATTTCACATGCTTGACTTAAGTCTGGAAAGTCTTCTGGTGGGAGCCACTCTGTTTGTGGCTTGAACAGAGGGATTTGCATTATTTTTTAATGATCCCCCAAGAATTTTTTTTGTCTAATGGATTAATAGTTTTGACTTCTGAATAATCTCTCTCAATAATCATATCAATATAATGTTTAGCTTTTTCCAAATCTTGCCTCTCTCCTTTATGTGCGTGCCTGCAGATATATTTTATAGCATTTCCTTCTGCAAAAAGCAATTTGTTCTTGTTGATAAACTCACTTGGCTGCACTGCCATATTCTTGTAATGGGATCCACCCACTTGTTTTTTATATACGCTCATATTCTAAATGCCTTATAAATATCTTTAGGTTTAATAATATGGAGATGGTCCTTGGTTCGTGTTGCACCCACATAGAATAATCTATTTTCGTCATCAGGATAACGATCCATACTTTTTTGAGTATTTTTACTTAAATCAGTTAACAAAACTACATTAGAACATTCTGAACCCTTGACACCGTGAATGGTTGATAATAAAATACGCGGATCTTTATTTAATAATTCACCATTTTCTCTCATCTTTCTAATATACTTCACTTGTTTAGGTGGAGCATCGTCAAACGCTTCATACCACACAGACTTAACTCTAAGTCCATGATGATTAGAACATTCATCAATACTATAAAATTTTTCTTTATCTAAATATTGTAAATTTTCTTTTGCATAACTATTAGGAGACATGTAAGAAGCAATTCTTTTTATCTTTTCATGATCTAAGTGCTTGTTTTTCCTCCATTCTTCCCAGTCTATAACTGCTTCATATAAATCTTTTTCGTATGCTTTTTTGTATTTATTTTTGTAATATAATCCTTGAGAGTAAAGTATATTTTCTAAATCATTTAACATATACCTGGTCCTAGCTAAGACTAACCAATTACCTTTTCTCATATCTACATCTTTAAATTCATTATAATAAGTTAACATTCCTTCATGAGTTTTTGGTTTCCATTCTTTATGTAAACGATTAGAAATTCTTTTAACAACTCCCATAGCTAAGTCATGTACTGCTCTTGGGATTCTATACGATTGAGTTAATGTTAAAACTTTTCCTTTCTGTGTAATAAAACTATCTACATCTGCTCCTGCCCATCTAAAGATAGCCTGGTCGTCATCACCAGCAACAAAAGAGTCTTGAGCATTAAACATAAGTGCTGTTGCCATATCCCACTGCATCCGAGATAGATCTTGAGCTTCATCAATAAAGACTGTGTCAAATTTAGGACAAACATCAGACTTAATAAATTGAGTAATCATGTCATTAAAATCTATAAGACCATATTGTTTTTTATATTCTTCTAATTCATTACTTAAATTTTTTAAATCTCTTACAGATAAATCTTGGCTGTGTTCTTGTAAATTATATTGTTGTTCGGGTGTAATCCCTCTGAGTTTAGCTAATTGAATTACTCTTAAGTAATCGCTGTTAGTAGTAAACAAACCTGTTTGTTCTTCGTCCCATTCATTATAATCAATACGCATATTAATTTTCTTGCCCAGGTCTGCGTAATGTTTTCTTTGCATTACATTTTCTTTTTTTATTCCTAGCTTTCTAAATGCAAGTGAGTGTAAGGTTCTAAAGTAAGGGAGATCATCTTCAGATAAATTAAATTTATCCATCGCTCTATCTCTAGCTTCGTATGCAGCTTTTTGTGTAAAAGAAAAATAACCAATTTTATCAGGATCTGTTTCTTTTAAACAATTATCTACTTCATTAAGAAGTGTAGTTGTTTTACCTGTACCTGGTGGTCCTAATACAATTGTTTTCAAAATACTTCCTTAGGTTTAAATTGTTTTGGTCGATAGACATTGTCTGGTTTTTCAAATTCTCCAATAGTCATTACTGTTTTGTTTTTCTTTCCAATCATTTCTCTTTTAATATTACATCCACATTTATCTCTTAGTAACATTTGTGTTTCATCATACTTTTCTGACCATCTTCTTTTCACCAAGTACTTATTAAAAAATTCTCTAAAAATAAAATGATGAATATTTTCATGAGTCCAGACTAATCCAAACATCATATCTTCTTTAGTAGCGCCTGCAGCTGTACGATCGGTACAATATTCTTCTAAATGATCTAATAACTGTTCCACTTTAGAAGAACCTCTAGGAGGTTCTATTATTTCTATTCCTGCAAATAACAATTTAACCATGTCATTAAATTCTTTTTTCTTTAATGTTGGTGGAACTTTATTAACTTGTTCCATTACTGCTCTTTGAAATAATCTTTGTTCTTGTAAGTAAGATGTATCTTTAAGTTTAACTCTTTCTCCATCCACATTTACATAATAGTAAGGTTCATCTAAATTAATTTTCTGTAAATCATTTAAATCAGGGAATAAAGACTGACCTTTTATGCCAAAAGGCCTTGTTAAACATAGCTTTTTATCGCAGTGATTACACATCGGTTCTTCATTACATTTAAAACCTAATTCTTTCTTTTCGTGATATTTTATTTTGTCTTGGACAACTCTGTCATCTAAAGGTGGGTTAAAGTATTTATAATTAAAAGCATTAATATGTTTTTGCCATTCTTCAGGCCATTTACGTTTGGCATATTGAATGTATTGATAGATAACTCTGTCTCTACCATCATCTAATTTATTTTGTGTTAAAGATTCTATACAAGGTGGACCATCATCAAATTCTGATGCTGGTCGTTTAAGTTCTATTTTATCTAGTTCATCGGGAGTAAGTCTTTTTATAGCTAAAAAAAACTGCGATATTGTAATAGCTTCTCCTTTAAAATTAAAGGCATATCTTGTTGTTTTTTTACAATTAAAATATGGTAAATTAAGGAAATTTCCTGTATCATCTTCTGATTTTAATTCGACCTGTTTAGGAAAAACTTCAGCATTACCAAATCCTAGAAAAGCACTGATGGAAGTTAGCTTATCTCTCATCAATTTTGCTTCTACAGGAACTGTTGTAAATAAAAATATGTGTGCACCACCACTTTTAGAACGACACATAGTAAGTGGAAGCTGATAGTTATTAATTAAATTAATTAATTTTTTGTGATCTAAATTATATTTGTCAACGTCAATACATCCCCATCGACACTGATTGTTTTCGTCAATAGGTATAATACCTAGACTGGGTTCAATACCATTGAGATGGTCTTCCCATAATTTTGTTGTGACAGGTTCACGTTTAACAAATGATTTACCTTTAATCTTAGTACCGTCTGCGTTTTTCTTTTCAACGTAGGTACACCCATGTGCTCTCTGTAATCCTGTAAAAATATCTATAAAATTTTTCATATATCTTTTTCTGAGGGCGAGTTAAGTCTCCCGCTCTCGCCCCCGATAACCTCGAAAGGTTATAGCTTAAAACGGTGCTTCGTTTTTAGGTTCTGATTCACCATGCTTTGCTTGAACATCGCCTTTAGCAACGTTCTTAGAAAAAGCTTTGGCAATCTCATAAACCCCTTTATCAGATATAGGTCCAACTTTTGCTACATCCCAGCCGAACCAAGTACCTTTGTCGTTAGACTGTTGTACAGTTCTTAGCTTATAAATATGGCTATATGTTGGCGGTGTGAATAAACCATTCTTACCTTGCATTTTTATTCCCATCATCATTGAGTTCCATTTACGACTAATCTTTAATTGAGTAGCCTTCATAGAAATCAAAGCTGTAGTAGGAGTTTTGCCAAGTAATACTACAAAATGACTTACAGTATTTTCAAGATAGTTGCCGTTGGCTAATCTATCCTTATTACCTTTGTCTCTTGTAGTTTGTGGTATGGTATCGGCTGCGTCATAGATATTGACGGGAGCCCCTTTACTCTCACCTCTGTCTTGCCATTCTATATACTGTCTTTTGTAAAAGACTGGCAATACTTCTATCCCCTTTTCGCCATCATGCAGTTCGTTTGTAACTGTATTGATTATCATGCCTGGTTGTGCACCCTCGACATATTTGGCATCTCTCTTATTTACTTCGGGAGATAGTTGGCCTAAGACTTTAAGAAATGGTAAAGCTAAATCTTCTTGCTTTATATTTCCAACGCCTTGACCCTGATCAGCTTCGAATAAATTCGTAGCTAATGCACCTGCTGATTCGCGTTTCGCGACTTGTGCTTCTTTGTTCATGTTTATTGTTTCCTTTTTATTGTTGTTTTATTTCCAATGAACACATTGAAAATCTCCGTTGGAAGGGGTTTCCCTCCCTCGATACGCTCACGGACAAGCGCTTTCAGAGTCATGGGCTCAACCTTCAACTTTTGTGTCGGTTGATACCCTTGACCCTTCGCAAGATCAGCATATTCTGCTGCCTTGTTATCTTCGTTACGTCCAAAAGATACAGTTAGTTCATTCTTTATTATATCTCCCAGTCCGTTTTCACGAAGCCAGTTAAACGCCTTCTCTTTATTAGCTTGAGTAATAGTGGCGCTGTAGTTTGTTTTAACTTCAACTGATGATCCATCAGCGAGTTTGAGATAAGATAGTCCCATCTCTGATAACATAGTGGGAATAGCTTCTCCAGAAATCTGTTCTAAATCTTTTTTCTTCTGTTTAAGGTATTCTTCGTTTTGTTCTATGTCTTTCTGTATAGATTGCATTTCTTTTATTTTATTTGCAAGTTTATCTATATCGTCGGTTTTATCTAAGATTTCCGTTTGGTCATCTTCGAAATTAATCTGATTCATTTAGTTCTCCTTTCTCGAATAAATTGATTTGAATCGGATAATATTTTCTCTCTTGTTTGTCCCATTTAAGTAAATTAAATTTACCATGAGTTATATCAGAAACAATAGAACATGCCACCCCAATGATGGCAGGATCTCCTGTTAATAATAAATGATCTTGAGGTGTATAATCTTTTAAACCTTTTCTTAATTTAAAAATTAATGGACCTGGAGAAAATATCATTTGTGAAAGTTCAGGTAGCAAAAATTTAAACGTACCATACTCAGCAGCGCCTAAAATGTTTATTTTTGGCTTGCCTTCTTTAGTTCCTGCAATTTCCTGTATTACATAAACTATGGGTAATTTTTTTCTACTTTCTTCCATTGACATTATATATAATATGTCCTATATATTAAGTCAAGTAGAAAGAAGTATGAATTATAAATTTAAAACACCGCCGTATAAGCATCAGCTTAAGGCATTGGAAAAATCGTGGAATAAAGAAACGTATGGTTATTTCATGGAAATGGGAACAGGTAAAACTAAAGTTCTTATTGATAATGCTGCTATGCTTTATGACAAAGGTAAAATTGATGGCGTATTAATTGTTTGTCCTAAAGGTGTTATGGGAACTTGGCATAAACAAGAAATACCTACGCATTTACCAGATCACATAGATA